TACGAACGCTTACCGATGGAGGTTAGACGATGGCAGTAATAACGTTTCCGCATCCTGAATGGGACCTAGACGACGATCTAGACGACGACGAACGCGAATACGAAGACGAACCCGCAGTACCCTTAACAACACCCGGAGAAAACTAATGTTTAATATTCAATGGCTACGCGACGCAATCGAACGCGCGCTTAAATCCGCTGCGCAAGCGATCGTACTCGCGTTAGGCGCGTCGCAAGGTTTCGACCTGTTCTCTGCTGACTGGCAGAACGTCGCAGGTATCGCGGCGGGTGCTGCGGTTCTGTCGGTTCTTACGTCGGTTATCTCCGCGCCGCTCGGCGCTAAAGGTTCCGCTTCGCTTCTGTCGGCTAAGTAATGGCTACCCCGGCTTACTATCCGATTTCGGTTCGTATCGGCGATACGGAAACGGTCACGGTTACGTTGCAGGAATCTAACGGCACGCCGGTAGATATCACCGGGCGTACATATGCTGCGCAGATTCGAGCTACTGCCGATGCCGCTAGCACTATTGCTACGTTTACTTGTGCGATTACGAACGCTGCTGCCGGGCAGTTTGCTTGCACACTTTCGGCGACTATTACCGGTGCGCTCAGTATTGGAACTGGCGTATGGGATTTACAGGAAACGAATGGCAGCGTTAAAACTACGATCCTCGCGGGACCGGTCCGTATCGACTACGACGTTACGCGATGAGTAGCAACGTTACGGTACGGGTTACGGATGTAGTCGTACGGTCGGCGTCTTCGGATGTAGTCGTACGTACTGCCGGTCCCGTTATCGTCGCGGCCGGCGGTTCCGGTCCTACCGGCCCGGCTGGCGCAACGTGGCAAGGTTATTACGGATCGTTCAGCGACTCGACTACGCAAACGATCACCGCGAATACGGCTACGCCTATCCGGTTCAATACGACCGAAGAAAGCAACGGCGTAACAGTAGGGTCGCCTACGTCGCGGCTCGTGATCGCTAACGCCGGTACCTATAACGTTCAGTTTTCCGCGCAGCTAGATAAAACCGACGGCGGCCAAGACGACGCGACTATTTGGTTACGTGTAAACGGTACCGACGTTGCCCGTACCGCTACGGATGTAACCCTAGAGCAGTCCGCTAGGCGCATTGTTGCGGCGTGGAATTTCGTTTACACGTTTACCGCCGGTCAGTATGTAGAACTTGTATGGTCGTCGCCCGATTCGAGCATGAGGCTACTTGCGGAAGGTACGCGGACGGGTCCGGTTCGCCCGGCGGTGCCGTCGGTTATTTGTACGGTTACGCGGGTGGCGTAGGTCTCCGGCTCAGCGACGGCGCGTATTCCTGCACGCGCCGAATAGACGGTATGCACCGTAATGGAGCATCCGCTAACTAATACCATTAGAGCCGGTCGCGAATGGCCCGGTTACCTTCACGGGTGGCCGGGCCATTTTGCGTTTTCCGGTGTATTTCCCCACGTCAGAGGCCCGAAAAAAAGACTTGACAGACCGTGACGGAATATGGTTAGATATCCATATCGGGACGGCAAGCGTTCCGCAGCTCCGAAGGGGAGACAATGACCACAAACCGCACTTTCACCGCAGAGGGCAAAACCTTCACCACTAAAGCCAAGACCCGCTACGCGGTCGTAGTGACAGCTCCGAACGGTATCTACTGCGAGGAACGCGGATACGGAATCTACGACGACGTAGACGGGATCGTTGTAGCAAAGCGGACCAACAACTACGCGACCGCCGTTAAAGCTCTCGCCCGCTACGCAGCTACCGCAGGGTACGTATCCGGTTCAATCGCTGACACTTCACCCGCAGAGGTGTCAGCATGAATACCAAGTTTGAGGTAGGACAGGAATTAGCGGTTCGGTCGCTCGGCGATTGGGATTGCGTCTATCGCTTTACGGTCGTTTCACGTACCGCGAAATTTGTCACGCTGAACTATTACGGCGAGCCGAAGCGCGTAGGTATTAAGACAGACGGCGAAGGCGAATACTGTTACCCGTTGGGTAGCTACTCTATGGCTCCGCGGTTGCGTTGCAGCGCAACGGTTCAGGCGGTGACGGCATGACCGCACCGCTGGAATTTACCGAAGGGGATCGGCGGCTATTAGTCGCTGCGCTACTGCAATATCGTTCGCACCTACTCGGCTACGTACATTCTTTAGCGGTTGAGAATAACGACCAGTACGCCGCAGACGCCGCCGTAATACGAGACCTACACGCCGAAATCCTTACCGACTACATCCGTACTACAGGCGGTGCGGTCCTAACCGATGGCGAAGAATGATGCACAACGCGCCCGCGAATATCGAGACCGCCGCCGGGGCCGACCGCCTAGAGAGCTACAACCTTGCGGAACGTACGCCGCCGCGGTCCGGCACCGTAGAAACGGCGAACCGGTCTGCTCTTTATGTCGTGCCGTCTTGGCTCAGCGCGCTAGAACGTATTACCGGGCCACTACTGGCCGTGACGAAATGTAACTATCCGCGCGAGTGTCACACGGACGCGGCAAACTATCCAACACAACGCAAGGGGACCGAATGACCATCTACGAAGCGCCTACATTATTTCCGGCATGGCAAACGACTACCGGCAAATTCGAGACCATAGACGACAAGTTTCGAGCCTTTCACGACGCAAACCCGTGGGTAGCCGATGAGCTAGAGAAGCTCGCAGACGTGGAATACCGCCACGGAGACGGCCGCATAGGGATTAAGTATCTAATCGAGGTGCTGCGATGGAACTACCGACGTGCCACGACCGGGCAACCGTTCCGAATCGACAACGATTTTACGTCCCGGTACGCCCGCCTACTGGTCGATCGTCGCCCGGAATTCTCCGACCTATTCGAGACACGTACACTACGAAGAGAGTAAGTAGGCCGCGTAGTATTGCGGTAGTCGTATCGGTGGTCGCTCTATAAATAGCGGCGAGTCGCGTAACTTAGGAAGGCGCGCGACTCCGGGTACCCGCCACCCGTCACCGGTACGGCTATCGGAATACTACGGGCCATAGCCGCACCATATGAGTACCGGTTTCGTCTTATCGGACGGCGAGTAGTAGACCACTAACCAAACAGATAGGGGAAAGAATGTACGTAATCGAAAACGAAGCGCAGTTTATTTACGCTTCCGTAACTAACACCGGGCGACCGCTCGTAAGTTTTAAGAACCTTCTATTCTCCGGCGACGATGCCGCCGCGCTTCTCGACCAGCTCACACGGGCGACCGCAGCGCTACGCAAAGCACTAGACGAATACAATGCGACGCAGGAACCGGAACCGGAACCCGACCCGCGCGCGCCGAAAATTAACAGTCGCCTAGACGCTGCTACCCGGTCGGTAGATATTGAAGACGTAAACGCAGGCGACCAAATCCGGGTCGGCGGATGGTGGCATCGGGTCGAGACCATTAACGAACGTCGCCACGGCGTAACCGTTAAGACAACGCGTAACGAATGGTTCGCGTTTGACCACGGCGACCGGGTAACGATCTCGACGGGCGGCGACAATGAATAGCGCAGCTAAGTACGGTGCGGCTATCGCGTTTATTGGTTTCTCATTGTTTACGCTGAACTGGTTTATAGAAACTTCTATAGCTGCCGGGACGATCGTTTACGCGTTACTGACGTTGGTTTCGGCTACGGTCGGTATCGGTCTACTAGTGGTGCATCACCGCGCGGAAACGAAACGCGAGCAGGCGCGCGAACGGCGTTACCGGGCCTCAGAGGATCGCGCCCGGATGATGGAAGAGACCCATAACTGGCAGCGGGAGCGTACGCAATGGAATTAGAAACCGAACAAACTACCCGGCCTTGCCGATGCGGTGAATATCATTTACCGGTTAGCGTGGAAAGTGCCGCGCGGGTGGACGCCGGGAAAACCGATTTACTTTGTAGCCCTAACTGTTGGGGCATTTACTTGGCTCGACGTGGCAACAACGATAAGGGGAACGAATGACTACGCTTAGTGTTGTGCAGGCTCTCGCGGCCGCATCCGAAGACGTACGTAGCGTACGCAAGGACAGTAAGAACGAAGCGCAGCGGTTTAACTTCCGCGGTATCGACGCGGTTATGAATGCGTGCGGTCCGGCGTTTCGGAAGCATGGCATTATCTGTATACCGCAAACCGAAGACGTGCAGTTTGAACCTATGCAGCTCGCGAGCGGTAAGACTGCTACGCGCGTGGTCGTTAAAATCCGGTACGTATTTTACGGTCCCGGCGGCGACTCATTAGAAGCGGTCGTATACGGCGAGTCTTTCGATATGGGCGACAAAGCCTTAGCGAAGGCGTATAGCGTCGCGTATCGCACGTGCCTACTACAGACCCTCACCATTCCGACCGACGACCCGGACCCGGACGCGGAAGTATTCGAAGCCGCACCGAAACCGAAACGACAGCCCGCAGCGAAACCATCCGGCGAACCGACTGCTACGCGCGCAACGGTGGACGAACTACATACCCGGTTAGCGTCACTACCCGCCGACATTCTCGACCAGTACGGGCAATGGCGCGCGACTACTAATATTCCGAAGCTCTCCGAATCTTTGACGGTTAAGCAAGCCGAAGCGGTCGTTACGTGGCTAAACGCAAACGCTTAACGGTTTCGCAATGGGAAGCGCATAACCGGCAGCTTGTCCGGTTACCGGATGGCCGTCTAGGACGTATGCAGTATGTAACGCCGCGGTCGCTTATTGCTACTGTCGTGGTCGGCGGGCGCCGTATTCGTCTACCGTATTTTGATCTAGAACTAATTGGGGCGGGTGAGTATGAAACGTTCGGGACCGTTACGCAGGAACAAACCGCTAGCGAAAATGTCTAAAAAACGACGGGCCGAATATGCGCAGCGTATGAATCTACGACGCGACGTATTCGAAAAAGCCGACTACCGATGCGAAGCGGCCGCGATCGTTCCGCAGGTCGTATGTTTTGGCGGACTCGACGCGCACGAAATCACGCCACGCGCAACCCATCCCGGAGCGCACCTAGACCCGACTGTAGTTATAGCTATCTGCCGCGGGCATCACACTTGGACGCATGAGAACCCGGCCGACGCATACGCGTACGGTTTACTAGTACGAAGGGTAGACAATGGATAGAGAACCGGTATGGCCGATGGTCGCGGTCTGCGCGATCGTATGGGCGTTTATGTTTTTTGTTTATCTAATTGCGGCCGGGAAGCTATGACCGGTGCGGCGTCTCGTCGGCGTGGTGCTGACGCTGAACGCAAGGTAGTTAACTGGTTACGCGACAACGGCTACCCGGACGCTCGACGCTATTTAGCGGGCGACGGACGCCAGCCGGGCGACATTGACGCCATACCGGGCGTAGTGATTGAGGTTAAAGACGTAGCCGCGTCGGCGTGGCCGTCATGGTGCCGACAAGCGGAAACGCAAGCGGGACCGGACCGGGTACCGATCGTGGTACGTCGGACCCGTGGAGTACCGGACGTGGCGCAATGGTCTGCCCGATGGCTACCGGGTCACGGTACGGAATGGTTTAGTGGTACGTTCGGCGACGTTATCGCCGACATACGAAAGGGGAAACTATGAGTAACACCCGCCTAGCATGGTTCCGGGCGCGACACCGCAAGCAAGGCGTAACCGACTGGATGACCGACGCGCTATGCCGAATCGAGAACGTACCGACCGAAACGTTTTATTCGGCTACGTCTCAGGCGCGCGAAGTATGCGACCGGTGTCCTGTCGCGTACGACTGCCGTAAGCACGCTTTCGAGACGGAAGAGAAGTACGGCATATGGGGCGGCGTATCGTTTGCGGACTGGTATCACCCGCAGCACACCGACCGCCTAGAGGGTTTAAACGATCCGCGGATACGTGAGGCATACCGGCGCGTTTGGTCCCGATCCGGCGAAGGATCGGAAACCCGTAAACACTTACGTAAGCTCTCCGACCCGGAACTAGAACTACTCGCCGCGCAAGAGGATTTCATTTAATGCGACCCGACCCGGCTACTGACTGGCATTGCCCCAAATGCGATACCGATTACGTTTCTCCGCTACCCGTTACGGCGGTGCGGTGCGGATGCTCGAAACGTGCGAACCGTGACTACTGGATGAAACCGAAAGAGGCTACCAAATGAAAAAGAAACTTACGCTTACGGTGCTTTTGTTGTTGCTAACCGGTTGCGTCTCGACGCAAGGTAACGAACCGGCACCGCCTACACCTACGAACGAGCTAGCAGGCGCACCGCTACCGGAAACGACGACAACGCTACCGGACCTTTCGTTTCTAAATACGACGACAACGCAACCGAAACCGAAACCGCGACCGGTAACAATTCAACCGCAAACCGGCGAACCGACCGCGGAACAATGGGACGCGCTCGCCTATTGCGAGTCAAGTAACCGCCACGACTACCCGCCGGTGAAGGGCGGCTTCTCCGGTCTACTTATGTTTCACCACGCTACGTGGAACGGGTACGGCGGCCAAGAGTACGCACCGCAAGCTTGGCAAGCTTCACGCGAACAGCAAATAGAAATAGCGTTACGTTTATGGCGTGCGCGCGGCTGGCAACCGTGGCCGGGATGTCGCGCGAAGCTTGGCTTTAACTAACTAACTAGCAAGGGGAACTTATGCACTACACCGGGTTTAGCGTCGCGAAAATCGCGGCGCGTCTTATGAGACTCAGCGAAGAAACTACCGACATATTCGACGGCGTATATCTACTAGAGGCAGCTCGTCTACTGGTAGAACAGTACGACGCACTAGCCGAAGGGGTCAGTAATGGAAAGTGAAGTATGGGCATTATCGCCTATCTCGGATTGTTTTATAGACGCACCGTGTACGCAAAATACCGGGGCTATATGGTGGTGCGGCGGTTGTATGGGTAACGGACGGCGGGTAGTTACGTCGCACGTTATCGAAGTAATGGTTCTTATTGGTCACGACGGCCGACCTATGGCCTATGAAACCCGCGAGGATGGCGAACAATGACACGCGACGAACTAACCCGGTTACGTAACGTATCCATAGCACCTAACGCGATCGACCCTATTTGGCTCCGACAAGCGGTACGCGAGATAGACGAACTACGCGCAGCGCTTGACGGCGTATGCCGACTCTATGAGCAGTCGCAGAAGATTGTTAACGAACGCGGTGCGGAGCTTTCCCGTATGCGCGCAGAAGCTCAGGAGCGTGCCTAATGTGGGCAAAAGTAGACGACGGGTTTTGGGCGCATCCGAAAGTAATCGGGCTACCCCTAGCCGCATCGGGTTTATGGGTGCGCGCCTTGTCGTGGTCGTGCGCTCAGCGTCTCGACCTAGTACCCGAATCGTTCGTACGCATGGTCGGCGGCACGACCGAAGACGCTACCGCGCTAGTGGACGCCGGGTTATGGATCGCAACCGACGACGGCTACCAAATCCATAACTGGAACGAATACCAAACGCTCACAACGTCGGAACGCAGAGCCGAAGCCGGGCGTAAAGGCGGCATAGTTTCCGGTCAGAAACGAAGCAAAGCCGAAGCAAAGCCGAAGCAAACCGCAAGCAAAAACAGTTTGCTAACGAAGCAAAGCTACGAAGCAGGTACCCATCCCATCCCGACCCGACCCGTAAAACCATCTTCGGAACCGTCCGCAAACGAAACCGTCGCGGCAGCAATCGAAGAGGCAGTACGTCAGCGGCAAGCAACTACGACCGGGATACGAAACCCGGAAGCATGGCGACGCACCGTACGCGAACAAATGACCAGCGACGAAGACGCCATAGCGAAAGCAACCCGGCTCCTAGAGCAATACCCGACGGCGAACACTTCCCAAATCGCCGCGGCGCTCAATGGCTCTACAGTCGCCCTACGACTGCTTAAGCGGGAAAGCCTACCGAACGAACCCGCAACGCCTTAGCACGCTTAACTAACGAACCCACGCCACTACAGACGACCGGAGACCTTGCACAATGGCAATACCGCGCGACACCTACGAAACCGCGACCACGGCGCTAACGATCCTGCGCTTAATTCAAACCCGCGACGAATACGGCGGGACCGTTCTCGACCGCATACGCGACGCCCGCAACGGCCAACCGTCTGCGATCCGATACGACTCCGACAAAATTACCGCAACCGGAACCAGCGACCCCACCGCCGCCGCCGCGCTCAGACCCGACAACGCCGCACGCGACCAGCACGACCTAGAACAGAACCTAGCTAAAGCCCGGCAACACTTAGACCGCGCCCTAGCCATCGTGAACACCTACACACCGCGACCACCTAACGCCCTAGAACGGCAGCGCATGGCCGACGCTAACGAACCGCATTGCGAGAGCTGCGCACGAATCGAAGTAGCGAACGGAATCCCACGATGGGAACCGCCACTAACGCAAGAGCGCAGCACAGTAGGCGACCGCCTACCCGAACCGCTATGGCTCTGCCGATGGTGCTACGACCATGTAGCGCAGACCGGGACGAAACCGAACACCGACGAACTAGACCAGCATCACAGCGGCGCGCGCGTACGTTGCCCGCACCCGCGAACCGAACCGATGTTTCCCGAATGAGCCGCCTACCCTCTCGACCCCTATACGACGCCGCCGCATACGTAGCCGGTAAACCCCTACACGGCCCCGGCTGTCGCTACTGCCACGACATAGCAAACGAACGAAGCGCGTGCGTAAAGCAAGAGGAACTAGCGCAGCTACTCGGCGTCACTCGGCGCACTATCCAACGCTGGACTAAACCCGGTGTACCCCTGCACTATGCAGACCAGTTAGCTACCCGGCTCGGCTATAACCCGATAGCCGTATGGGGCTTATGGTGGGACGATCCCGAATACCTTAGCCTTGTGGATAACTAACGATTACGCTACGACGACAATGCAAGAACTAGGTAGCGCTTAAACAATGCGTCGCCCCTGTATCGATTGCGGTACCCCTACCCCTGCCGACCGGTGCGACCCTTGCCGCCTACACCGCAACCGTAGACGCTTACGCGACACAACTAACGCTCGCGGATACGGCAAGGAACACAGACAAGCACGAACCGAACTACTCACACTCTTACCCGCTTACTGCGGTTACGGGTGCGGCCTAGTGCTAGCTACCCCTGCCGACATGGTCGCAGCTCACGTAGTAGACGGCGACCCGAACGCAGGTTGGATAGCCTCATGCCGATCGTGTAACGAACGTGCTAAGCGCAAGCGAGTACGAAGCTAACGCGACTGCGATACACAACACTAACGCGCCTTTGGTAATCAAAACTAAACCGCCGAAGCCGAGCGCATCACCGCCACACCCCCCCCGGCACCCGATTTTTTCAGCACACGCCGGGCGCCAAGACCCGCGCCCTACCCAATTTTGTGCATTGTCATAATTCCCGAACCGGTTCGCACTTCCGGCGGGTAGGGCTTTTTTACTTTCTACAAAGGGGAACCGATGGCACCTAGAGGCAGACCGCCTACGCCGACCGAAGTTAAGAAACGTCGCGGGACTGCGCGCGGCGATCGCGTTCCAAATCTTTCTAACCTTGCTGCGGTCCCGGCGGTTATGCCGGAGCCGGTAGAACTAGACCCGGTAAGCGCGCTGGATTACGTACTTTCTGCCGGGCAAATTTGGCTTGCTCAGACTGACACGCTTTCCCTAGCAATGCTCCGCGAGGCAATCGAAGAGCGCGCAAGTTTGCGGACCGTGGTAATGGCTACGCAATCGGCCGAAGCTCGTAAGGCTTTACGCGATCTAGAGAAGCAAATACTTTCGCAAATGTCGGCGCTAGGTTTCGACCCGTCCGGGCGTTCGCGTCTCGGACTAGCCGAAGTGAAATCGGCTACGAAACTAGAACAGTTGCGGCGCGCGCGTGGCGAAGGTTAGCGGCTGGCCGTCGCGATGGCTTTCGTTTAACGCAACCGCTAAAACGAAGACGCGCGGTAGTGAGGCTTCCGAATTTATTAACAGTTACGCCCGTGTAGTTAAGGCTTCGGTCGGCGGTGCGGCTGGAGATCTTATTCAACTCCGACCGTGGCAGCTAAAACTATTAGACAGTTTGCTAGCGGAGACTCCCGACGGAAAACTTAAACACCGGTCCGCGCTAATCGGCTTGCCACGTAAGCAAGGGAAAAGCGCGTTAGGTGCCGGGCTTGCTTTATGGTCGCTTTATTGCGGCGACGCAGGCGGCGAAGTTTATTCTTGTGCCGGTACCCGTGAGCAGGCTCGTATTGTTTTCGGTTCGGCTCGCCGCATGGTTGAGCTTGACGCCGAACTTTCTTCTATTTCTAAAGTTTACCGCGACGCTATCGAGGTTCCCGAAACCGGTTCGGTCTATCGGGTACTAAGCCGCGAAGCTGGCGCGTCCGAAGGTCTCTCTCCGACGATGGTCGTTTTTGATGAGGTACACGTCCAACCGGACCGCGAACTATGGGACGTTATGGCCCTCGGCGCTGGCGCCCGGCACGAACCTTTAATGCTCGGTATTACTACTGCCGGTTCCCGTACCGATAATCTCGGTCGTGATTCTTTTTGCTACTCGCTTTACCAACACGGCAAACAGGTTGCCGCTAAAGAGATAGACGACCCTACGTTTTTCTTTTCATGGTGGGAACCTAAAGCCGGTTCAGATTCCGACCATACCGACCCGAAAGTTTGGGCCGAAGCTAACCCCGGTATCGGTGATCTAAACAGTTACGAAGATTTCCGGTCTACGCTTGTGCGTACTCCTGAATCCGAATTTCGTACGAAACGAACGAACGTATGGGTAGTCGGTTCGTCTGCTGCGCTGCCGCATGGCGCGTGGGGAAAGCTTGCCGACCCGGACCGTATCGCCGACCCGGCTATACCCGTTGTGCTTATGGCAGACGGATCGTGGAGCGGTGACAGTACCGGCGTAGTAGTGGTCACGGTCGAGGAACGGCCGCATATGTACGTACTCGATTTGTGGGAAAAGCCCGGCGACTCTAACGAATGGCGCGTACCGATTAGCGAAGTAGAAACCGCTATTCGTAACGCAGCGCGTTCTATGCAGGTTGCTGAAATCGGAATGGATCCGTACCGCTGGCAACGCTCTATGCAGGCTCTCGAAGACGAGGGTCTACCTATGCTTGAGTACCCTATGGGTTCCGTTCAGCGCATGGTAACCGCGTGGAAACTTTTCTACGATGCGGTCCTAGATAAAACGTTTACCCATAGTGGCGACCCGCGTCTAGCGCGACACGTCGAAAATATGGTTTTAAAGATTGACGCCCGCGGCGCGCGCCCTACAAAAGAAAACAAACAAAGCACCCGCCATATTGATTTAGGCGTATGCGCAGTCGCAGGATTAGAGCGCGCCGTATGGCACGCTACGCACGTCCCAACACCGGAAACGGTGCCGCAAATTATTGACCCGTGGAGCTTTACCGATGCGTAACGCCGTAACTACTTTCGCCGAAATCATAGGGGCCGTGGCGATCGTTGCGGGTATTGCTATGTTCTCGGTTCCGTTTGCGTTTATTAGCGGCGGCGTTTTGGTTATTGCCGGGTCTGCGTTGGCGGCTACGCGATGAGCCTTTTTGCAAAACGGGCAATGCCCGCGCCGTTACGGAATTCCGGTTTCCTCGTCGGTAACAACTGGTCGGGCGAAAACGTTACAGAAGAAACCGCGTTAGAGGTTGCGGCGGTTCTGTCGTGCGTTTCTCTACTGGCCGACTCGGTAGCGGCGTTGCCGTTGCGCGCGGTCAGTCAGACCGGCGAACGCAATACACGTATCGAGACCCCTACGTTTTTAACTGACCCGGCCGAAACGGTTACGCAATACGAACTTATCCATATGGTCGTTTCGTCGCTGGCGTTACATGGCAACGCGTATCTATGGCTTGACTATGCGGGCGGTACTGCCGGGCTTCCTTCTCAGGTCGTGCCGCTACATCCCGATAACGTAAATGTCACGATCGTAGGAAATTCGCGTACGTATACGGTTGCCGGTTCAGATATTGACCCTAACCAAATTTTGCACTTGCGATGGTTTACGCCGCCGCAAGCCGCTAAAGGAATTAGCCCACTACATCAGCAACGGAATACGATCGGTTCAGCGCTTGCCGTAGAACGACACGTTTCGCAATGGTACGGAGAAGGCGGTACGCCGTCTTCCGTTCTAGAGGTAGACGGAGACATAACCGTAGAGGCCGCGAAGGTTTTGCAGGCTACATGGGAAACGCAGCACCGCCGCCGCCGCCGTCCCGCCGTTCTTTCCGGTGGCGTTAAGTGGAAACCTATTAGCGCTTCCGCCGCCGATATGGAACTAAACGCATCGCGAGAATATGCAGTAGCAGAAATTGCGCGCATCTTCCGTATTCCGGCGCATATGATTGGCGCGAAATCCGCTAGTCAAACGTACACAAATAACGAACAGGCCGGTCTCAACTTTCTTACGTTTACTCTGCTGCCGTGGTTGCGCAGAATTGAAGCGGCGTTTTCTAATCTTATGCCATCTGCGCAGCGCGTCGAGTTTGATACTTCCGCATTTCTTCGCGCCGATACAATTAACCGGTACCGCGCTCATCAGCTCGGTATCGCTTCCGGCTTTATCACGCCGAACGAAGCGCGCCACGTCGAAGGAATGGAACCTTACCCGAATGGGGACAATTTCGTAATGGCCCTACCGGGCAGTCCTATGGCCGGTCCCGGTGGCAATCCCGATCTACCGCCGGTCGGCGTTGACGCAGACCCGCCGGAATAATGGCAAGCGAACAGAACGAAAGAGCTTTCACTATGACCGAAGAAACCCGCAACGGCGAAGGTATGTACCCGCTTACGCCGCGTCAGCAAAAACAGTACGAAGACTTAGAAGCGGTTACCGAATTGTTCGGGCAATTTAATACCGGCATCGGTGAGGCTGGCGCGCATTATGTAGACGCTGCCGCTAACCCGTTCGCTAGTGAAGGTTTGGTTTGTTCGAACTGTTCGTTTTATGAGGGTCCGCGCGCGTGCGAAATCGTTGCGGGCGATATTGACCCGATGGGCGTATGTAAGTTTTGGATTATCCCGGAAAGTTTAACGTCAGACGTTGCGCCGGTTGACGTAGAGACAATGGAAGATATGACCGAAGAAACAGTTACGGAACCGGAACCGGTGCGCTATGCCGCCTATCCGGTAGAGGCTCGCCGTATCGCCGGGCGTGACGTAGAGTTTCGCACCGTAGAGGTAGGGACGCTAGAGGCTAGCGACGAAGACGCCGAAGGTTTCGCGCGTTCGTTTACTGGTTACGCTGCCGTTTTCAATTCACCTAGCGAACCGCTGCCGTTTATCGAGACGATCGCACCCGGCGCGTTTAAGCGTTCGCTTAATTCCGGTAAGGAAATTCGCGCGTACGTAAACCATAATTCCGATATGCCATTAGCGACCACTAAGAACGGTTCGCTACAGCTCGCAGAGGATGAGCGCGGGCTACGCGTTAATATGACGCTTCCCGACACTACCGCCGGGCGTGACCTTTCGGTACTTCTCCGCGAAGGCGTTGTTCACTCTATGAGCTTTGGTTTTACTGTCCCGAAATCCGGCGATGTTTGGAGCGCAGACGGTTCCGCGCGCACCCTTCGAGAGATTCGCCTGCACGAAGTTTCCGTAGTCAGCGGTCAGCCTGCCTACGCAGCGACGACCGGAGCAACCGTACGCACCGCCGACGATGCTACCGACACTCCCGAACCGGGACGGTCTGTAGATATCGCCCGACGGTATTTAGAACTAGCGCGAAAGCGTAAGTAACCAGCGACCCGAATAACGCGCCCGGACGCTATGCGCACCACCGCGATTATTCACTTGCTACCCCTACAAAAATCCAACTAAGGAAAGGCTCGGCTATGTCTGAGTTTATTAAGAACCTTAGCGAACAGCGCGCCCGCGCATGGGAGCAGGCAAAGGGTCTACTTGACCACGCCGCTACCGAAGCACGCGACCTGTCCGCCGAGGAATCAGAGCAGTTCGACCGCATTAACGCAGAGCTTGATACCGCTGACGCGCGTATTAAGTCAATCATCGACGCGGAGCAGCGTAATCGCGATATCGAAGAAAGCCGCGCCCGTCTTGGCGTCCCGGCCGACCTCGGCGCAACCGCTACCGCTTCTGTTGAGAACAGCGACGAAGACACCGTTCGTTCACTTATGAACGGCGAAATTCGTAGCGCACGTTTCGAGAAGCGCGCTATTACGTCTTCGTCTTCGGGTGGTGCGGTTCCGACTTCCGTTTACGACCGCATCGTTGAACACCTCGTTCAGACGAACGTGGTTCGTAACGTCGCTACTGTCGTTACTACGAACACCGGCGAGACGCTGAACGTTCCTACGTCTACCGCGTTTAGTACCGCGTCTATCGTTGGCGAAGCTGCGCAGGCTTCCGCTTCCGATCCGACTCTTGCTACTCGTGCGCTCGGAGCTTATAAGTATACGGTTCTTGTGCAGCTCTCGAATGAGCTCGCTTCAGATGGTGCCGTAGACGTTGCAGGCTTCCTCGCTCGTCAGGCCGGTACCGCTATCGGTGTCGCTACTCGTGGACATATGACCACGGGTGACGGCAGTTCGAAACCGACCGGTATCGTTACTAGCTCAACCGCTGGCAAGACTGGCTCGACTTCTGTCTCTGGTGCTTTCACCGGGGATAATCTAATCGACCTTCGTTATTCGGTTGGCTCGGCGTACACGTCGCAACCGGGCGTGGGCTGGATGATGAACAATACCGCTATGGCCGCAGCTCGTAAGCTTAAGGGATCGACAAACGATCACTACCTTTTTGCTCCCGGCATGAACGGCGACCCGGATAGCCTTCTTGGCTTCCCGGTCTATCTGAACGACTCAATGGCTAACCCGGCAGTTTCGGCTAAGTCAGTTTTGTTCGGACACTTCCCGAGCTACTACATCCGCGAGGCTAACGGTCTCGACGTCGCAGTTTCTGACGACTTTGCGTTTGACTACTCGGTTCGTACGTTCCGTGTGCAGCTCCGTACCGATGGTCTACTCATTGACCAGACCGGCGCGGTTAAGCATTTCGTCGGCGGCGCAAGCTGATATAGCTTCGCCTTTTGGTTTGGTTTACGTCGGTTCGGTATCCCCTTCCCGGACCGGCGTAAACCGCCACCACCTATAAAGGAAACTTTCTCTTATGCGTATTCGTATGCTCGCTGACATTTCGGGAACCATTGACGGCCAAGACTGGCCGGGCAAAGGAAACGAATTCGACGTACCCGAAAACGTCGCAACCGATCTATTCGCAAACGGTTTCGCAGAACCAGTAACCCGCAAGACGGCAAAGGTCGAGACGACCACCATCGACCCGGTTACCGAAACCGCCGCCGAACCGAAGCCGCGCGCCCGTCGCGCCGCTAAGGAATAAACGCCGTGGCGTATCTCACTCCCGCGCAGGTTCGTTCACGTATTCCGGCGTTATCTAATCAGACGACGTACACGGATACGGAACTAACTAACCTAGTTGCCGAGTTCGAAGATATCGCCGAACGGTATCTACAAACCGCTTTCCAAACGCGGACCGCGACCGCTGAACAAACGGTACGCCCTAATAAATGGGTTCAGCTCGCAAACCGTCCGGTAGTTAGCGTCTCAGCGTTCACCGTTGACGGCGTAGCCGGACTACTAACGGACCTCACTACGGAGACCGCTACGGGCTTAATTTACGGTCCTGCATGGTATGGAGCGGACGTACTGACCGTGACCTATACCTACGGTATCGCTACACCGCCGGAACCGTTGCTACGCGCGTGCGCGGAATACTGCCGGTCCGTTGCTTTCGCTGACCGTTCGGGACAATCCCGCGACGTAATCGCGCAAAGCTTCGATGGTTCTATGACCCGCTATAGCACGCCGGACTGGAATAGAGGCCGACCAACTGGATTCCTAGAGGTCGACCGACTGCTAAACAGTTTCCGCGAATACATTGCACCGGGTCTAGCGTGACCGCTACTACCTCTATCCGCTGGCAAGCCGCCGAACGCGTCGTATCTCTACTACGTGCAGAGCCGCTACTAGCAAACGTGACAGTAGAACCGGGCTGGCCCGGCGATCGCGTAACGCAAGCCGAACTTATATGGCTAGACGAAATCGACGGCACCGTAAATATTCCGGTAATGACCGGCGGACGTAAACAACGCGACGACATTTTTACTTTGCCGCTTCAAATTCGCGTGATCGGCTACGGAACACTCACCGACACTATGCACCGGTTAACGCAAATCGTCGCAACAATCGAAGACACACTCGCCGACGATACTTCCCTAGCTGACCTCGACGGCGTTCTATCCGCAGAAGTAACCGAAGAACGGCAAACCTCGGCAATGTTTCCCGAAGGCCCGGCCGGTTTCGCAGAAGTTGTCGTAACAGTTTCTACCCGCCTTTTATAAAGGAACGTAAACAATGCAGGTCACAAACACTACAGGCGGCGACCTATATCTAGCCGCGTTACAAATTGTCGTAGCGGATGGCGAAACCGTCACCGTGGACGAAACCTACGCCGAACTTTTGACGGCGCAAGGCTGGACAAACAAACCGTTAAAAACGTCGGCTAAAGCCGTAGACAAGACCGAACCGGTCGAGACGAAGGAAGTTAAATAATGGGCCGTACAGGTATGGACGCACAAATCGGTTACGCATTGGAAAGCACCGTAGGTACACCGGTTACGGTTACCGCGTTTCTTCCGTTGGTTTCCGAGTCTCTTATGCAAGAGCGCGCGCGCTTAGAGTCGGCGGGCATTATTGCCGGTCGTACTGTGCTCGCTTCTCAGCAATGGAACGGCGGCGACATTACCGTTTCCGGTTCCGTGGAACATGAGCTTTACAACCGTGGTCTAGGCAAACTGTTTACCGCTATGTTCGGTGACGTTGCTACTACCGGTGCGGGACCGTATACGCATACGTTCACACCCGGCGACCTTACCGGCGACGCGCTTACTATTCAGGTAGGCCGACCGGCAACCGACGGCACTACGTACCCGTTCACCTATGCGGGTATGAAAGTTTCATCGTGGGAAATCGCCTGCGCAGCTGGCGAAATTGCTACCCTCGGAATGGAAGTAGTCGGTTCGCGTGAAATCGACTTTCGCACCGTAACCGACGGCGTTACTACTTCCGGGTCCGCTGCGATCACGTCGGCTAGCGCAGCGTTTAACGCTTCCGATATTGGTAACCCCATTTCCGGTACTGGTATCCCGTCCGGGGCTACGATCCTTTCGGTTCAGTCGGCGACGGCCGCGACGCTTTCCGCTAACGCTACCGCTTCCGGTACTAGCATTTCGTTTACTCTCGGAATCGCTTTAGCTGCCGCTTCGTACCCGTCAGCAATTAAGCCGCTAAAGTTTAATCACGCGGCCGTTTCTATCGGTGGCGTATCGGTTAACGCTAAGAGCCTCACCATTTCCGGCAACAACGGACTAGACGACGCTCGCCGCTTCCTCGGTAACCAACGTATTTTGGAACCTCTCGAAACTGGTCTACGCGAATACACCGGCACGATCGAACTAGAATTTACCGACCTTACTCAGTACCGCCGTTTCGTTACCGGTTCGGAAGCTGCGCTAGTTGCTTCGTTCACTTCCGGCAGCGACTCGGTAACGATTACTACAAACGTTCGGGTAGACGGTTCTACCCCTCAGGTCGGCGGCCGCGAGATTCTTACGCAGTCGCTTCCGTTTAAGTGTGTCGCATCGTCTACCGATGCGTCAGCAATTACCGCCGTACTGGTCAATAGCGACGCTACGCCGTAACGCGTGGCCGTTGAGATAACCGGGCTACGCGAATTCCGTAAAGCCCTAAAGGCCGTCGGTCCCGAATTCCCGAAAGAACTAACTAGAGCAAACCGCGACGTAGCAAAAATAGCGGAACGCGTATCGCAAAACGAAGCCCGTTCTATGGGCGGTATTCAGCGTCGCGCCGCTTCGGCTATTAAAGGTTCCGCAAACGCACGTAGCGCACGTATCCAAATTAAACCGTCGAAGGGTAAACGAAACCCTACGGCTATGGCTAACGTTGCTTTTTGGGGAGCTAAACGGCGAACCGGTTGGTATGCAACAAAACTAGAAGGCAAACGTCAGCACCCGGAATGGGTCGGCGCAGGCTGGAAAGTAGCAGAACGAAACGAAGGACCGTACGCAATTAACGCGGCACTAGCTCGGCACCTAAACGACATTGTGGCAGCTCACGCCGCCGCAATCGACCGGGTAGCCGCGCGAGCATTTCCCGACAAATAACAAACCTTGCAGGAGGGTTTCAACATGGCTACAGCACCTAGACCGGGTATCGGCAAACGCAGTAAAGAAAACGAACAGGCTCAGCAAGTTTTACGAATTACCGTAAAAGGTAACGCCTATTCTTTCTGTCCAAATAACCTACCCTTTGACGAACAAATCGCCGTACGTAAAGCGTGCGGCGGTTTGCCGTTCTCGGCTTTTTGGGGCGGTGAGTTAACCGTATCGGTGGACTCGCTACAAATTATGTTATGGCTCGCCCGGCGTGCATCGGGTGAACCTACGCTACGTCTCGAAACCGTTCTAGAGGAATGGCCCGAAGACCTGAATCCTGACGATTTCGAAATCGCGTTAGACGATCCCGAAGAAAACGACGACGACCCGGAATAGTGCGGGCCAAGCTTCTAAAAGTTTGGCCCGCTTTGTCGTATCTTTACGGAATTAAACCGTGGGATATTGGCCGCCTATCACCGGCAGAACTGGTCTCATACATAGACCACCTAGAAGAAACAAACAGAGCGCAATCGAAAGGCTAATAAAATGACTACTAAATACCTTTCGGTTGTTTTCACCGGCGAAGACAAAAGCGCTTCAAAAACGTTTAAGCAAGTTGACGACGCCGCCGATAACACGCAAAACAAACTTTCTAAATTTGGAGACACAATAGGTAGCGCCGTGAAGGTTGGCGCTATTGCCGGCGTTGCGGTCGGCGTTGCGGCAATCGGAAAAGGCGTTATAGCGTTCGCTGATTTCGAGCGCTCTATGAATGAAGTTTTCACCCTTATTCCCGGAACCTCAAAAGAGGCAATGGACGCAATGACTAAGGACGTAAAAAACTTTTCAACTGAATTCGGCGTACTTCCCGACAAGGTAGTCCCGGCTCTATATCAGGCTCTCTCGGCTGGCGTTCCAAAAGAAAACGTATTTGAGTTTTTGGAGGTAGCGCAGAAAGCCGCGAAGGGTGGCGTTACCGATCTAACGGTTTCCGTTAACGGTATTTCGTCGGTTATGAATGCGTACGGGTCTGATGTTCTTTCGGCTACGCAAGCGTCCGATTTAATGTTTACCGCGGTTCGTATGGGTAAGACAACGTTTGAGGAAATGAGCGCGTCGCTTTTCCAAGTGACACCGACGGCGGCGGCGCTCGGCGTAAAGTTTGGCGACGTAACCGCGGCGCTTGCTTCAATGACTGCGCAGGGTGTTCCTACGTCAGTAGCTACAACGCAGCTTCGCGGCTTGTTTGTAGAACTTTCGAAAGAGGGAACTAAAACTTCTGACGTATTTAGCAAGATTTCGGGCAAGTCGTTTAAAGAATTTATCGCGGGCGGCGGCAATACTCAGCAAGCTTTAGCAATGTTGGAAAAATACGCCGGGACAACGAACGTAGGGATTAACGATCTTTTCGGTTCTGTCGAAGCGGGCGGCGCAGCGTTGGCGTTGACTGGTAAAGGTACCGAAACTTTTACAAAGAACCTTGCGGCTATGGCCGAATCCGGCGGAGCTACCGACGCAGCTTTTGAACAAATGAATACGGGACTTGGACCGGTTATCGACAAGTTTAAAGCTTTCGCTTCTGTCGCACTAATTGACATCGGCGCAAAAATTGCACCTATCATTTTGGAAGTTGCCGGTTCAATTAAAGCAATGTTTGCAGCGTTCAAAGCTGGCGACGGTGACGTTACTTCGTCGGGTCTCGCTGGCGTATTCGAGCGCATCGGCCTAGTGGCACGCGATGTATACGAGACGGTAAAGCCGATTTTTATTGAAATCGTAGGTTCTGTAAAAGCATTTTTTGCGGCGTTTATGGCTGGCAATGGTGACGTTACTTCGTCAGGTCTTGCCGGAACTTTTGAGCGCATCGGCAATTTTGCGCGTAGCGCGTTTAACGCTGCTATTGAAGGCGTAAAGTTTTTACAAGAGAGGATCGCGTTTATCATTCCGTTCGTCGGTACTTTGGCTACTGCTTTCCTTCTTTACAAAGGTTATCTACTGGCGGTGTCCGTTGTTTCGAAAACGGTTGCAGTTGCTACCGCGGTTCTGAATGCGGTTATGTCAGCAAACCCGATCATGCTCGTAGTAATTGCTATTGCTGCGCTTGTCGGCGGTTTGGTTTACGCCTACAAAAACGTCGAGAGTTTCCGAAACGTAGTTGACAATGCGTTTAAAATTATTCAGCAAGTAATTTCGTACGCATGGGAAAACGTTATCAGTCACGTATTCGACGCAATCGTTTTCTACATCACAAAAATTCTTATTCCGTATTACACGCTACTTTTTAATGTTGCAAAAACCATTTTCGAGAGTATCGCCAGCATAGTGATGTCAACGTGGAACAATGTAATTAAACCTATTTGGGATGCTATTTACTGGTATATCGAAAAGATTTTGATTCCGTACTACCAACTTTTGTGGACCGTTGTTAGTACCGTGTGGGATGCGATTAGCGGTGCTATCGGTTCGGCGTGGTCTCGAATCTCAGGCGCTTTCGAAAGCATAAAGTCAGGTATCGCTAGCGTGTGGGGATTCTTCCAAACCGCAAAGGATGTTATCTCTACCGTGTTTACTGGTATCAGTAACGCAATTACCGCACCGTTTGAAGCGGCGTTTAACGGAATTAAGAATCTTTGGAATAGCACCATCGGCGGCTTCGGGTTCAAAGTCCCCGATTGGGTAAAATACACGGGCGTCGGCGCGCTTATTGCAGGTGCAGAATTCAGAATTCCCACGTTCGCGACTGGCGGTATGGTCGGGGACGGTCCGTTTATCGTTGGCGAACGCGGTCCCGAGCTTGGCTATAAAGTCGGTTCTAGTGTTCGTATCTTCTCAAACCCGGACACGAAACGAATGATGGGCGGCGACGCAATGGGCGGCGGAACGGTAAACGTGTACGTAACTAACGCGCAAGCCTCACCGTACGAAATCGGTAAAGAAGTTCTATGGGCTACGAAGGTGGCGGGCTGATGCCTAGCGACTGGACGTTTACGTATAACGGTTTAACGATCGGCGGCGACGGTTCGCCGTATCAGATTACGCAGCTAACCGGGTTGCATGACTCGCCCGAGGTGCGCACTAGCGACCAAATCCGGGCGCGCGCTCACGGGCTATTCGCCGGTACTGATCTTCTCGGCGGGCGTTCTCTTATGGCGCAGGTCGAGGTAGTCGCAGCGCATCCGGACGAAACGGTATGGTCAGATTTTTCTCGTGCGCTTGTTCCCGGTCAGGGTGATGAGTTGCCGCTAGTGTTTCAAATTCCCGGCGTAGCGGGCGGTATCTCTATCGAGGTTGGGGCGCGGGTGCGGCGTTTATCGTTGCCGGTGGATCGTTCGTATTTCTTCGGGCATGGTTCCGCGGCCGTCGAGTTTTGGGCGACTGACCCGCGTATTTATTCGCAGGCGGCTACTACGCAATCCGTTTCGCAGGCTTCGGTTTCCGGTACCGGTTTAGTGTTCCCTATTACGTTTCCGCTTTCGTTTGGCGGTGCGGTTACTGGCGGGCAGTTTGTCGCTACTAACGCCGGAGAGTTTGCCGCGCCGTGGGTCGCGACTATTGCCGGTCCCATCGTTAACCCGGTCCTAGAGAACGTGACGACCGGACAGGCTATAGCGTTTACTATTTCAGTAGGCGCAGGGCAAACGCTAGTCGTTTCGTCGCTTGACCGTTCGGTATTGCTTAACGGTACGGCTTCGCGTTATTCGTCGCTGGTCGTGGGTTCCTCATGGTGGGACCTTGCACCGGGTGCTAATACGGTTCGTCTTGCTGGTACTTCCGGTTCCGGTTCTGTCTCGTTTACCTTCCGCTCTGCGTGGGTTTAGAAAGGTTTTGTTATGACTGTTCGTAGTGTCCCTATCTTTTTGCAGGCGGGTTCGCATCCGGCCGAGGAAACGCGGTTAATGCTTGGCGGTATGTTGGGCGCGGCTACTGGTTCGTTTGCGGGTGGTGTCGCGTCGAGTGACCCGGCGCATGGCGTGGCTCGTGGTGCCGATTTTGCGGTTACGCAGAACGGTACGCCGAATATGTCGGTTAACGTTGCGGCGGGTGGCGCGTTTATTCGTGGCACGCAGAACGCTAATCAGGGTGCGTATCATGTATGGAACGACGGCACCGTTAACCTTTCGATCTCGGCGGCTGATGCTACGAACGGTCGTAGGGATTTAGTTATTGCTCAGGTTCGCGACGCGTTTTATTCGGGTGCTACGAACGATGCGCGTATTACCGTTGTTACTGGTACTCCGGCGGCGTCTCCCGCAGACCCTTCGTTAGCTTCGTTTCCTAATGCGCTGGTTCTTGCACGTATCACGGTTGCGGCTGGCGATACTGCTATTAACACCGCGGATATTACCGACCTTCGGACTATGGCGAATATTCTAAACGCGTGTCCCGCCTTCGGCTCAACTACGCAACGCGACCAATTTATACCGGTTCCCTATGCAGGGCAAAATGTGCAAATTGTCACCGGTACTACGAACCGGTTTATGAGTTACGACGGTACGGCGTGGCGTGATCTTCCTAGCATTTCGCGCACGCATGGCGTCCACCTCGGCCATACACTCCAGCAAGCAATAAACAACGTAACTCCTACCGTAATCGCGCTTAACTATGAGTTTTACGATTCCGACAATTACCATTCTACGGCAACAAACATTTCGCGTATTACTATCCCGGCCGGTCTTGGCGGAATGTACGCCGTTAACGGGTACATTCGCTACGATTCTTCTTCGGTTACTAACCCTATTGTCGGTATTTACGTAAACGGAGCTGCAGTTACGCGAATGATGGGTGTGACCACCACATTCGCACCAGTAGCGATTTCTGCAACGTTGCCGCTTGCCGCCGGTGATTATATTGAATTATTTACCTACCATTCAACGGGCACCGCACGTCTACTTGACACCGTAGCTATTCCCAACAACATCGACCCGATCGCGCCGCAGTTGAGCGCCTACTTGATCGGCGGCGCGCGCGTCTAACTATGGCCGAATACCGTTGTATAGCCGCGGACCTTCGAACCGGTACGCGCATAACCGAGTTACCGTTAGCCGGTCTCAGTTTCGGCGCACGCCTAAACGACGTAGGTCAAGCATCCGGCAAGCTCGCACTACCGGCACCTAATAGCGAAACAAACCGCGCGCTAGCGACACTTCTAAACGATGCTGTAGACGAAGCCCGGCGTATGCTCATTATCGAGCGCGACGGCGTTATCGTGTGGTGCGGTATTATTTGGGTAGCGGCCTACAACGATAGCGACCAGTCCCGAGACGTACGCGCTTCCGATGATGGTTCGTACTGGCGGCGACGGATCGTAAACTACGACCAAACCTTTACCGCATCTACCGCGACTACGATCGCGCAGACTGTCATAACGACGGCGCAAGCTGCGCAAGGCGGAAACGTAAACGTAACGGTAGTACGCGAAATAGCCCCAACGTTTACAGAGCCGCCGGTAACGTTAGAACTAGACCGCTACGAACTACAGACCGTAGGCGACGTAATCGAGGAACTAGCGAAAGCCGACGCCGGTTTTGAGTATGACTATTCGTACGCATGGAATAGCGGCGGCACCGTAGACAAAACGTTAACTCTTTCCTATCCGCGTCGCGGCCGTAACTTCTCCCGATCCGGTCACGTATTCGAAGTAGGTCGCAACGTAACCGAATTTACGTGGCCGTCCGACGGTACCCGCGTAGCAAATAAAGTATGGGCGACCGGCAACGGCGAAGGCGACGCGATGCTTATTAGCTCCGCCGCTGATACGTTCCAAATTCTGCCCGGCACGTCAGGCGGTCCCGGCTATCCGCTACTAGAGGAAGTGACCGCTTCTAAACGTACGCGCGGTACTGACGGGCAAACACAACTAGACGCGCTTACCGCCGGACGTATCACGGCAGTAGCTACGCCGGTCGTGCTACCGGAAATCACGGTACGCGCAGACCTAGACCCGGTTTTCGGTTCGTACATTACGGGCGACGCGTGCCGTTTGATTATCCCGCCGAACCTTTCGCCACGTTTCCCGGATGGTCTCGACCAGTACCGTAGAATAGTCGGGTGGAACGTTAGCGTAGACGACGAAGGAACCGAAGCGGTTTCGTTAATCTTGGGAGAGGAACCTAACTAATGCCGGACATTCCGCTACCCGAAGATTTATCTACTTATATTCGTGGTATGGAATCGCGTATTCGTGCGCTCGAAACCGCACCGCGCGCGCAAGACACTACGCAACCGTGGCAGTTTGCAGAAATTAACGCGACGTTTACTACGTCTTCTACCGTGGACGTTGACTCGACACCGACGGCGGGGCCGACTGTAACTATTAACGTTACGCAGACGGGCCGCGTTTTGGTTTCCGCGGGCGCGTACATTGGGTTAGAAACAACGTCTCAAACCGCCTTTGTTAACTTATATATTGACGGGATTATAAGGGCAAGTATCGTCGGGCTTTCTAATGCGTCTTCACCGATCGCCGCGAACGTTTTTAGCTCGCGCGTCATTACGGGTTTAACCGCGGGTCCGCATACGTTTATTCTTAAATATCGCTCAACCGGCGGTAACGTAAACTTTTCGAGTCGCTCACTAATTGTTCAAACGTTCTAGGAACCTATGACCTACTACCTGTTAGATAATCCGCCTAAGTCGCGACAGTTTTATACGTCGCGAAACGCTAGTCCGACGTGGGCGGTAGGGGTTCACACTTCCGAAGGCTCAACCGGGCCGGGTAGCGCACGCGCGTTAGCGGCGTATATTGCGCGGCGTACCGATCCGGGATCGTATGCGGCAATCGTTGACAGCGACGAAACCGTTTACCTTGTGCCACCGGATTTTACGACGTTCAGCGTAGCTAGTGCTGGCTACAATTCGCGTACGTGGCATATCTGTTTAGCGGGCCGCTCGGCGGACCTTTCCCCTAACGACCCGAATACGCAAGCAATGATTACGCGCGCCGGTTCAGCTATCCGCGAACTATGGCAGTCGCTAGGCATTGACGTAAACGCCGCTGCGCAATGGGTAGGAACGGACGCACTTAACCGCGTCGGTCTGTTCTGCCACGGCACCGTTCAACCGGCCGACCGTTCCGACGCGTGGAGCCGACACCCGGACCGCGCGACGTTTGACCAGCAACTAGTAAACGCAATCCGTACGGCAACGCCGACACCGGGACCGATTTCTACGAAAGATACCGATATGTTCCATATGGTTAATACAGACAAGCGCGACGAATTTATAGCGCTCACCGACGGCGGGCAAGTTGTGTCTTGCTGGTCGGGTACACCCGGCGGCCCGATTGGCCCGTGGATGGAACTTAAACCGGGTATCGCAGGGTCAAACCTTGTAGCCGAATACGCCGCCGACGGTCGGCTTTGTGTCACGCTCGCCGCTATGGGTGAGCTTTGGGGATCATGGCAAGCGGCACCGTCCGCCGGGCCGTGGTGCGACTGGTTCCGCGTAAACGATCTTCGCGCACTAGTCGCGTAGTGCCATGCTCGCGCAAGCTTCGACAACGATAGTAGACGGTCCGGGTTTCGGCGTGGCCGAATGGATCGGAATAGTAACAGTATTAACGCTTGCGCTCGGCGCGGTCGTCGGCGCAATCGTACAACTAGTACGCCTACGCCGTGAGAACACAACGCAACACGCCGAAGGGCGCGCACTCGTAACCGACGTACGCGACCGACTCCTAGACCTGCACAAGTCAGTAAACAAAATAGACGACAAAGTAGACGCACGTTTCGACGCAGTTACAGACGAGCTACATAGGCACGAGAACATTCACCACCGCGGCCGCCGTAAATGGTGAAGCCGCCGAAAGGGGACGGTATGAGCTTTGCAGACGAAGTAAAAAAAGAGAACCGCGGAACCGGGCAACGCTGCCGGACGTGCGTACTTCTCGAACAGTTAGACCCTAACGAAGCCGCAGAAATCGCTACCGTACTCGCAGATAAAGCAATACCTACGGAACCGATCGTACGCGCAATGAATAACCGCGGGCTAGATATCTCCGGCAACGCAGTTAGAAAGCACCGGTTACGTTGTGGCGTTTAGGGACGAACTAGACGAAGAAGAAGTAGCACTAGACGTAGACGCGATCGCACGACGCAACGCGAAACTACGCCGCGACAATTCAACGCTACGCCGTCAGTTAGACCAGTCCGAAGCAAAGACGGAAGAACTAACGCGGCTACTAGATTTTCACGACGCAATAACCGCAGCGGACACGCGCCCGCCTAAATGGCTGGCACCTAAGAAACCGCGTAGCGGTCATCACGCGACACTAGTCGCGGTGCTTTCCGACACTCATTTCGACGAGGTAGTAAACCCGCACGAAGTCGGCGGACTGAACGCCTATAACCGGGTCATAGCTACGCAACGGCTCGAACGTTGGGCGGAAGGCGTTATAAAACTAGCTAGGCATTACCTAACCGGCGTCACCTATGACGGTGCGGTAGTGATGCTCGGCGGCGATATGTTTACCGGCAACCTGCACGACCTCGCAGAAACAAACGAAGACACTATTTTCGGTTCTCTGCTCTACTGGTCAGAACAGTTAGCCGCAGCTTTACAACTAATCGCAGACGAATTCGGCAAGCTTCACGTACCCGTAGTGGTCGGTAATCACGGTCGCCTGACGCGCAAGCCGCGAACGAAACAACGCGCCCGCGATAATCTCGACTATCTGTTAGGGCATATGCTCGCCCGACAGTTACGCAGCGACTCTATAACGTTTGATATTCCCGACGGAACCGACGCGTGGGTACCGGTTTACGGTGTAACGCATCTTCTAACGCATGGCGACCAGACCACGGGAGGCGGCGGTATCGGCGGTATATGGTCTCCGATTATGCGAATGTCTGCGCGTAAGGCGCAACGCTACGCGGCCGAAGGGCGAACCTTTGACACTATGGTCATGGGCCACTGGCACCAACTAATAAGCGCACCGGAGCAAGGTCTAATAGTTAACGGTTCGCTTAAAGGCTACGACGAATACGCGGCCGTATGTAACTTCCGACCGGAGCAAGCTCAGCAAGCTTTATGGTTAGTTACACCGGAGCGCGGTATAACACTTTCCGCGCCGGTCATGGTCGCGGACCGTAAAAAAGAGGGATGGTAGGCAATGGGTACGCAGGAACCCGAAACGATTAAGTGGGACTCGATCACGGCCGATGCGCATAAGCTCGTGTACGGCGACCGGCAGTACGTGTATTCGCATCCCGCAATCGACTACGGCCGTACGGTAGATATCTTCCGCGCAGTTACCGGTATTGAAATGACGCCGGAGGAAGGCGCGCTTTTTATGGCGGCGGTTAAGTTGTCGCGCATTGCCTACGGTCTAGAGCAAATGCACCCGGCCGAACTAGTGCGCGACTCGATCGTAGACCTAGCCGGTTACGCCGAAGTCCTATGGGGAATTATGATCTACGAACCCGAAGACGATACAGAACCCGACGACGACTACGACGAATGACCGAAGAAACGTGGCCGTGGCTACTGTTCGCTTTTGAGCTGGTCGGCTTATTCGCTATGTCTCAGCTCGTCGGCAAACGTAAACGCTGGTACGGATGGCTTATTGTCGCGGCTTGTATGTCGCTACCGTGGCTTACCTATTCGCTTACGACCGGGCCGCGTTACGGTTTCGTAGCGTTGTCGCTTCTATGGCTTTCCGTACATCTTACGAACGCTTACCGATGGAGGTTAGACGATGGCAGTAATAACGTTTCCGCATCCTGAATGGGACCTAGACGACGATCTAGACGACGACGAACGCGAATACGAAGACGAACCCGCAGTACCCTTAACTACACCCGGAGAAAACTAATGTTCAATATTCAATGGCTACGCGACGCAATCGAACGCGCTCTTAAATCCGCAGCGCAGGCGATCGTTCTTGCTTTAGGCGCGTCGCAAGGCTTTAACCTTTTTGCCGCTGACTGGCAGAACGT